CAAATCTACTCTAAAGCGATGGATGGGCAGTTCGGAGTATTTGGCAACATTAATCCACAGAAGCTTGAAAGAGAGGTAAATGAAGAGTTACCCTTCTAATCATAAACAAAACGAATATTTAATATTAGATCCTAACTTAAATATTCATTTTAAAATAATAAATGGTGTTCGCTATTGGCTTACACCACTTCCTCCTGGTTATCAAAAATGACTAAAAGCCCAAATCCTTCAATCTTGAAGCTACGAAAACTAAAAAAAATAAGACGTAAAAATTTAGAAAAGAATTTTATTGAAATTCAAATGAAAGGACAAGACCATTATGTTTTTATAAAGGAAAATGGCAAAGCTCAAGTTGTTTATGATGAAGGTCGTTGGGTTTCAGAACACATAAGAACTGCAATTCTTAAATATAATTATGAGATTGATAAAATAGATAAATTATTGATTAGAGATTTTACGGATGAAGAGCTTAATGAATATGAAAAAACTTCTTAATAGGATTTGTAGGTTTTTCTTTTCTAATTTCTTTTACAACAGCATTAGCTTCTAATTCGATTAATCTATTTAACATAGAGGCCATAAATATATCTTGGTCAAATTTTTTTCTTACAAGATGAGTACAAAATCTTTTTAAATTATCTAAATCATCTACCTTCATAATTTCCCTACATTGCATTTCAACTTCTAATTCCAACTCTGGAGGTGCTGGCTCTATGTTGATGTTGAGAAATTTAGTTATTTTCATTGAGGAAAAAGTTGTTTTTCTAATAAAGCAACTGCTTTATCATCAAGAGTATTTGTAGTTTGCTTGGCGATTGATTTTAATAAATCTACGACCAATCTCTTAACAGCAGTTGTTGTTAAAAAGGTCATTAAAATCGGTTTGAGAATCTTATACATGAAATAAATATGTGTTACTTCCCAAACATAGCTAAAATGCTAGTATTGGACAAGAATCTTAACTTTTATGGCTGAAGAGAAGGAAGAAAAGGAGGGTATTGAATGGGGTGAACTCTTTGGTCATGCGATCAGATTTTTGATTTTGACTTGGAGTTTATCAATGATGACTCTTGGATACATGGGTCGAGTAAGGATTGATGGAGCGTTCACAGCAGGTTTAGTTAGCGGTGTGCTCGGAAGCTACGGCATTTCCGTGGGAAACAAGAAAAGTGGCACGGGCAACGGAAATCCACCTAAAATAGTAGATAATAGTAAAAACAAAGTAGGAATCAAATGAAAAAACTAATCCCATTTTTATTCTTGGTTTCAAGTCCTGCTTATGCTGACATAACGCATAGCATACAGAACGTAGTATCTGTAAGCACTTTGGGTGCTTCATCTACAGCTACAAGAATAGGAACTACATTTTCCTCTTCTGGTACAAACATCACTCCAACATCTAACTCTGTTGATAATGCTATTGGCACGTTAAATCTTGCAGCTAGTGCCATTACAAGTGGCGTACCAGCATTAGACTATGACACTACTTACGCTGTAAAAAACGCTGGAGATGCTTATTCTTTAACAGAAACTTATTTAGAAGGTGACGCAATACCAGATTTTCTTGGTGCTACCGTGACAGATGGTGTAATAGATGCTCTTCCTGTTTTTGGAGAAACTCTTAGTTTTTCTGGTGGTGATATTGGTGATACTGAAATGACATTAAATTCTGCTGGTGAGATGGAAATAACATTAACTGACGCTGGAGCAGGTGTCACTGCACAAATGCAGAGTACGATAACTTTAGAAATTGATTGATGAGGTGGTTTGTACTTTTATTCTTCGCAATACCTAGTGCAAATGCTGGAAGCATCACACCTTCCTTTACAACAGGTCAGATGGAATCGAGTAGCTCTAGCAAGACTATTATCGTGGAGACTATTGTTACTGAAAACTATCGGACAGGATATACATACAGTATGCACGGAACCAATGTGCAACCTGTCGAAGGAACAGCCATATCTCCTGATGCTACCTATACAAACACACAGACATTTAATGGAGTCTCATTCAAATGGGTAACTCCAGATTTAAATACCAAACCTCAATGGGAAGTAAAAGTTCCAGGAGAAGCATTTTCAATCACAGAAAACTTCTTAGCTCCTGGGTTAGATGCAGTATCAACGATCCAAAGAACTATCAATACAGAAAGTCAAAGCACTTCGCTAAGTATCTTCTCGCAGTAAGTTTTTTATTTATATCTCCTATAAAAGCTAATACCGTATCATCCCCATCTGCATCTTCTTCTGGAACGGTTATAAATAATGGATACCAAACAATAAATGGAAACTTCCCTACTCATAGATATTCACAGGGTATCCAATGCCAACTACCAACTTTGGCTATCACTCCCTTTGTCACTAAAGGAGAAAATTTTAGTTTACCAAGAATTACAACAACCAGAACCAATATTTACGATCTTTCAGAAGATGCTGATGGTAATCTTCTTAATCCTGGTCGTATCCTTTATCAATCTGAACAGCCAAGACTAGATCAAACAGTATATAACTTAAATTATGGAATAACTGCCAGCTTTCAGATACCACTTGGAGGTCATGGATTCAATAAGGCTTGTTTGAAAGCTGCTGAAACTCAAATCAAAGGACAAGAGTTTGCATTACAAAAGGCTAAACTTGAAGCTAATCTGGCACGAATGAAGGTATGTGCAGAACAGTTTAAGCTAGGTGTAAAGCTAATTGGAGAAGATGCTATAAGTTGTAAAAACGTAGTATTAACAACGATACCTAATCAAGTTATCCCACATACTCACAAATTGACCCAGTAGATAAGTCACGGGTATTAAACTTATCTACGGATTATTATTTTACAATAAAACAAAAAAAAATAGGTAAGACCTTCTCAACCATCTTACCTATCTTAGCGTGTGCGATAACCCTCCCAGACCAGATGAAGGGATCATATTCAGTATAACAGAAAATTAAAAAATAGAACTTGCATCAGCTATTGCTGGTTCTTCAATACCTGCTGCCTGTTGTGCAGCCATGTATTTTTCATATTGTTCATACTCTGCTGCTTCAAAGTATTTTTCTCTAAGAGCTTCTTCAGCATCAGCAAAATAAGCATCAAGAGCTTTTCTTACAAGAGAAGAGATAGAAGTACCTGGACCAGCATGGTATTTCAACAATTTATGCTGATGTTTTGTTATCTGAACTGTCAATCGTGATAGATTTTCATTCATCATTTTAAAGTAGTTAAGAACATTGTAGTATCAATTTGATGTCATAGTCATGATTTTGTTGGTTGATGGCAACTCAATGAAATCTCTGAAAGGATCATCTTTGGGAACTTTAAGATACTGAGTATCAAGACCTATCATAAAATTATGAGCTGCTCTTACAACAAGAGCAAAGGCTTCAGCACTATTCCAATATGATCTTTTGATACTGCTATCACAAGATTTAGTAAAAATAATCTGTGCTGCTCTATCATGTGGTTTAATATCTCTATCAATACCATCAATAGGACTTGCCATACCTGTAGTGACAATGTTTAACCAATGCAATGCTCTTTCTTTAGGATTCATTGTATGGTTATACTTTTTGTTTCTTGTGATCTGACCGTTATAAGTCATTTCAGCATAAATTTTTAATGCTGCTCCAAGAAAAAATGATCTAACTCTGGTTGTGTTAGTAGGACAAACTTTACCCATAAGATAAAGAAACTGATTATGTTTTAAATAAGTTTCAGCAACTATCGCATCATGGCATGGTCTGGAATATTGTTCAGTACCAGTTGTACTATTTATGGCAGCCATAGCGTGTCTTATGGTTGCACAGTCTCTTCTGCTAATTCTGACGCCACTAACAGTAATACGATCAGACATACATCTAGATTTACCAACATCCATTATTTGTTTAGACTTGCTAGGCATATTTTTGACAACAAGAAATGGTTGAGTCATTCCTGTTTGAACAACAGCAAGTAATCTATGTTGACCATTGACCAATGTGCCATCTGTATCAAAACAAATGGCAGAATCAGATAAGATAAAGCGACTATTTCTCATTTCTTTTTTTAATTCCTCAAGATTATTTCTACTAATCTTGCGGTTATTATCAAAGTTTTTTGTCAGATAAAACTGTGCTTGTTCTGGTGTAATAAATTCAAGAGAGTATTCTATGCCCTCATAAATAGTTGAGAGGGCATTTGTAACTTGGTTGGTCATGCTCCCTCGTTACGACTGTTGACAAGGGCATCTTTAAGCTGTCTATTAAACTCAGCGTTTTGCTCTGGAGTTGCCTTCTTTGGCTTTTTTTGTGAATCTTCGTAGTCACGAACCATCTCAAAATCTTTTTCAATCTGTTTAATTCTTGCAAAAATAATATTGCCAAGTTTTTTTAACATTGTGTCATGTTCAATACCTAAAGTATTGATAGAAAGCTCAAAAGAATTTAAAAATTGATGACCTCTTATTGTATATTCATCAACACTGTTTCTATTTGATTTAAAAAATAAATGAACTTTATCGTTCAAAATATCGTTGTCAAAGTAAAATTCATCATTATCTTCAAGATGATGGCTTGTTTTGTTTTGCATGGAAAGTTTCATAAAACCTCATAAATGTTATTGCCTTTATAGTTTATCATTAAAGTGTCATCACTTTGTATATGTTCTCGAATCGTAACAATGTTACTTTTTGTTGTCTTTCTTTTTGGTTAGCTTTTTTATCAAGTTTTTTACTAAGGGTTTGACAAGATTAAGCAGTAATGGAGTAGTGGCAGCAACGCTAGCAATGAGAGCAGTGCTAACAAGCTGTGGAGGATTTGGTATGTATTGATCTTTGAACGGTACGTCTTCATAAAGAGTGATACATTCAATCCCATCTTCTCCCCTTTTATAACCTTTTACACGTTCCAAACGCTTTTCATTAACAAAACTTCCTACTCTTAAATCTTTTTTACCAGGGCAAGGTTCTACCTCTAATTTCTTATCTTCCTTTGGCTTGATAGTTTTATTTTTACTCTCTTGTGTGCGTTGAGGTGTTGAAGATGGCCTTTCTTCTGTAAAAATAATTTCATTTGGATCGTATCGCATAGGATTATACGAAGGGATCTCACCTTCTGGACACACAGTATATGTTCCGTTTTTGTCAGAAATCAACAAAGAAGGATTGCGTGTAGTTTCTAAGTCTCTGTGATATAAATTACAACCTGGTATTTTGCCTTCTAATTTATGTTTTATAAAATATGGTGCGTCTGGTATATCAATAGTTGGTATTGTTATCTCAGGCAGCTTAATCGTAGGCATCTCTTCGTTTATAGACTTCTACATACGAATCACATTTAGGACAGGAAAAGTTGCTTACCATTGAATATTCTTGATACAAAACAGGCTGAAAATCTTCTTCTATATCTGCATCAGCACCCCAGATAAGCTCAGTTTTACAGTGCCAACAATTCATTTAATAATAGGCATAGATGGGCCAGTAACTTTTGGTAAACCTTGATCTAGTACTTTAGGCATCATTCCTTGTACATTATCAAGAATCTGATTCATTACCTTTGCTTTAAACTGTTCTGAAGTTACATACTTGTAACCAAAGTACGCTCCACCACTCATTGAAGCTACCATTACAAATGAGACAATACTCAAAACATTAGCTATTTTTTGAAACATGAAAATACTATTAATGCCTACAACAATTATAACTCTGACAATAATTCTTGCATTAGCACCAGCCTATGTAACTTTAGGTATGTTGCTTAGAATGCAACGCCCGTAGCCTGTACTGGTGTATTAATAAGATCAATCTCTGCTTTTAGTCCAGCTTCGATAGCAGTAACAGCGTCCGTTCCAAGAGCATCTTTTACCCAAGTTATCATGGTTGCACTGTCTGGTGTTTTCTTGGATTCGTCAAAAGCAATAAACCCAGAAGGTAATGACTCAGGTTTAGTATATGTAACCTCACCTGTATGTCTTGCCTTTTCTTCTGTGCCATCCATTCCTTTTACTCGATAGACAACATTTGTGAAATAACCATCAGCAACATCTCTTTTACAAGCAGTGCCATTTATTTCCCAGGTGTAGGTGATAGCCATGATAACTTTAGTTGAATTTACTTTTATTCTACAGTTTCTGTTGCAGGTTGTTCTATTCCTTCTTCTTCTTTTACTTGATCGAGTAATTCTTCATATTGATCTTTCTTTTTTGTAAACGCTTGAAAAAGCTGTTGATTTGCATTGTTTAACTTCTGTGCTTCTTCAACACCTGCGTTGTACTTATTAGCAAGAGCTTCCGCTTCTGCTTTACGTTGTTCGCATCTTTCAGATAATTTTGACATAAATTTTTAAATAATTTTACTAATAATACCTAAGAATAAACTTTTTTACCATCAACAACAGCTTTGTCGATAGCAGTGAAATCCTCACTAGTCCAGATAGATGTGGTTTCATCTTCTTTTTTGTATGCCTTGATAATTTCAAGATGCTCTACATTACGTTTGATCTTATCTTTATATTCATCATCAGTCTCATCTGATGTTTTAGCAGTGTTGATAAGAGTGACGCTATCTCCAGCAGCAGAAAAAATCTGTGCAATTTCGTCAGCAGTACGTTCAGCCATTTGATTTAAGTTTGTTTACTTCTATTGTAAGTTCTTGGATCGCTTTGACAAGGATCGGTACAAGTTTACCATAACTGGCTTCTAACCTGTCAGGGTTTTCATCCATTACCATATTTAAATAATCTGCATCATTTTCTTTCTGTGCTGTTTGTAAATCCTGAGCGATAAAGCCATGTTCAAACGATCCATCTTTAC